GCGGCGATGGCGGCCCCCGCGGCGGCCGCCGCGGGGGCGGCCAGGGCAGCCCCTGCGGCGATCGCAGCCTGCAGCGGGCACTCGCCCGGCGGGACCGGGGTCCCGGCGAGGCGGGTGCATTCCGGGCAGTACCGGCCGTCCTCGGCGAGGAGGCAGACCTGCTCGCCAGCCGGGCCGGCGCCCTCAGGGTGGGCCTGGATCCAGTCGCCCCGGCCGGGTGCGCCGGGGGCGGGCTCGGGGCATCCGCAGTCGGTGACGTTCACGTACAGCGGCAGGTCAGCGTGCGGGCCCAGTGCGGGCCACACGCCGGCCGTGGCCCTGGTCGTAGTCTCGGGTGCCGTGGTTGTCATGGTTTCCTTCCGTCTCGGGTCTCGGGTCTCGGGTCTCAGGCCGCGCCGCGGTGGCGGGCGTCGTGCTCGGGCAGGGGCGGTTTCGCACGGAGCCTGGCCAGTTCCGCGTGGTACGCGGCATGGCCGGCGCCCAGCGGGATCTCCGCCGGTCCCGGCCGTCTCCGGGCAGGTTTCACCGCCGCGTTCAGCAGGTCCCCCGGGGTACCGTCCGGGGAGCACGCCAGCCGCGTGAACTCGCGGATCAGCCGCTGCGGGGTCCAGCCCCCGGCGTCCGCCGCGGTCAGCGCATCCCCCAGGACGCCCTGGTCCCATTCCGGGCGCAGGATCTCCGCGATGAGAGCCAGGTACGGGGCGATGGCCTGAGTCTGGGTCATGCTGACCTCACGTGCGACGGATGGCAGGCCATGCACCGGGACGGGGCATCGCCGTCCATGCCGGTCAGGCGTGTGATCTTGTCGCACCGGCCGCACCACGGGGGACGAGGGGAATGCCCTAGGGCCGCAGCGGCAGCCGCCCACCAGGGACCGTCGCGGGAGAGCCGCCCGGCGTGCTTCGATTCCGGGTCCCGGGCGACGATGAGCGCGGCGGTGCAGACCAGCGGCCACGGGCGTTCCGTCACGGCGGCATCACCCAGGGCGCGCTCGATGGATGCCGTCGGCCAGTCCGGGCGTTCACGCCGGATCGCGGCGACGAGCTGGTTCGGGGTCAGGTCCCGTTCCCGTCCCTCCTCCTCCGGGTGGATGTCCGGCACCGCGATGAGAATCGGGAACGGTCCGCGGGGGGTAGGGGGGGGTGAGGGTTGTTTTACTGAGGGTTTAATGAGGGGTAGCGAGCGCATCGCTGCAGCTAGCGGCGTCGGGCCCGAACCCTTTCTAGCTGATTCCGAACCCTTTACCGTCGATTCCGAACCCTTTTGATCCCGAATGGGTTCGCTCAGGCCGAACCCATTCGGGGGGCCTGAAGGGTTCGGCCTGAGCGAACCCATTGGCGAGTCACCGACGGGCAGCATGATGTACCGCGCCGGCCCGCCGCGGTTGCCGCCGCCGTCCCGTTTCAGGACTCCCTCGGCAACGAGCTCGCTGGCAACATTCGACACGCGCACGGGCGATCGCCCGGTGCGGTGCGCGAGGACCTCGCGCGTCGGCCAGCCGGCCCGCGTCCCGTCGTTCGCCTTCTCCGCCCATGCGAGCAGCCACAGCTTGCGGGCATCGGGGCCGTGGTAGTGATCCAGCACCTCGATTATGAGCTTGATGCCCATAACCTCACCCGGTGCATGCCGCTGATGGCCAACCCGGGCCGTCCTTCCGCTCAGCATCCTCATCTGTTCCTCAGGCACGTTCGGTAATACGGAGCGGCGCGCGAGCCGCGGTGGATCAGGATCCGGCGGTGCCGTGGCATCTACGGATCGCCCAGGCCGGATCAGGTCCGACGGGTCGTCCCCGAGGACGGCGGCGACCTTGATGAGCGTCCCGGTGGTGAATCCCTTCACCCCGGTCTCCAGCTGGCAGACCATGCCCTTGCTCAGCCCGGCCCGGTCGGCGAATTCCCGCTGGGTCAGGCCCATCGCCAGGCGCCCGGCCTTGAGGCTGGCGGCGGCCCTGGCGTCGATCTCGTTGGTCCCCCCCGGTGTCCAGTGGGTGCTGTCCGGGGCCGGGGAACGGCCGGTCCCGGGCAGCACACTGGTGTCCCGCCGCGCACCGGTCTCCCCTCCTGACGCGGCGGGACGTCGTGGCCCGGCCGCAGCCGTCGCGGTAACCTCGCGGCTGCGGCCGGGATCCTGCGGCACCCCGGGGGCTCGGCGGGGTGCCAGGTGGTCTTCAGGGCGGCTCCTGCGGGTCACCGGGTGCCTCCAGGGCCAGCCGCCGCGACGGGGGCAGGAACGGTCCCGGCGGCGTCTACGGCGGCGGCCCGGGCCGCGCAGACCCTGCACAGCTCCAGACGTCCAGCCCGCGCCGCCTCCTGCACGTTGCCGGTACCCAGCCACACCCGGCACAGCGGCGGCGCCATCGGGCACACCACCTCACCGTCAGGACCCTGAAGGTGGGCCAGGTCACTGCCCTTGTAGTAGACCCGGACGCACCGGTCAGCGAAGGCGGTCACGATGTCACCAGCCCGGCGGCGATCAGGTGCGGGTGTCACGGCGCCGCCTCAATCTGCGAGCGCAGGGCCTCAAGGCGGCCTATGTCGCGCTCCAGCTGCTTGCGGCGCGCCGTCGTACCGCCCCGCTGGGCGCCTCCCGTGGGCGGGGCGGGTGCCTCCGCCCGCGGCGCATGTGCCGCGCCTGGCCGGGACATATAGATGCAGGGCGCGCTCATCCCCTCACCGCCGTGACGGTGAGCGCCACATCGCGCCCCTCTGCCTGGGACATGGCACCGCACGTCATGCTCAGATGCCGGCCGCAGCTCAGCTGCGCATCCGTCTGCCGCAAGCCGACCTGGACGCGCCACGGCCGCCTTAGCCGGGCACGGGGTGCCGTTCATGAACTCCATTGCCTCGCACTTGCTCCCGTCAGCCACAGTCGGCCTCGTTGTCCTCGGTGCGCTTGCCGGGTCCGCGCCAGATCAGCGTGGCGAGCACGATGAGCCCGCAGAACCCGGTGACAGCCAGGGGTATCCAGGACCACCAGGGGGCCATCAGGCCACCTCACCGAGGTAGAGACGGGCGACGGCGAGCGGATGCCGGAAGCCCTCCAGCATCAGCGGGTAGGCGTCGCTGTCCTCGTAGCCGTCCATGCCGTCAGCCCGTCCGGCTTCTGAGTCGAGCCAGTCACCGACGGCGAGGTTAGCGTCGATATCCCACGCCGACGCCATCTCACCCGAAGCGCCGCCGAGGCCGCCGGTCACTCCGAGGCGGTACCGCTCACTCCTGGCGGGCGCAGGTGACTGCTCAGGATCGGAGGCCCAGTACGGGTTGCTCGCCATCTCGGCGTCCACCGCTTCGGCCCGTTCCCGCATCAGCTTCGCCGCCTCGCGGATGGTCTCTGCCGGTGTCCTGTCGCTCATGCCGGAACCTCAGGAGCGGTCGAGGACTGCCACGTGACCTCTGGAGCCGCAGGGCCTGCGAGGTAGATCCTCATGCCGTCACCTGCTCGGCGACGCGGGGCATCTCGCGGATCCGGAACTCTTCAGGCCACAGTGACCAGTCCGCGCCGTGGCTCTGGCCGCCGCGCTCACGCGCCCAGCAACTCCCCATCTGCTTGACGAAGACCGCCGTCCCGGCGTCGCGGCACCGGCCGATCAGGTCCGCCGCCCACTCAAGGTCCATCGGCCGCGCGCCGGGCCCCGACTCGCCGCCGATGATCGCCCAGTCGATCCCGGTCAGGTCAAGTGATGGCAGCGGGCCGAGCAAGGGCTCCAGCGACAGGAAGCGGACGGCGACCGGGGTCGCGCGCAGATCATCAGCGCGCCGGCAGTACTCGTCCAGCTCAATCGAGGTGCCCACCCAGACGTTCGGCGGAGGCCACTGGCGATGATGGTAGACGTCGCCGCCGACGACACCAGGTACGTACACCGGGCTGTGCGGCGTCCCGGCCCAGTCCATAGCGGAACGGAAGTGGACGCCCGGGGCGTGCCCCTCGCCGCACCGGCAGTCGTCCTGCAGGAGCCGCCGCAGCCTCTCCGGCCGCTTGGTGAGGACCTGGAACGTGTGCTGCTGCGCCATAGCCATCACGGCCCAGACCTGCGCCTGGAACTCGGCAGGGACCCGGGCATGCCCGAGGTCGCTCATGGAGTTGACGAAGATCCGGCGCGGCTTACGCCACCTCAGCGGCAGCGTGAGTGCGTCCGGGTGAACCGTCAGCCCGAAGCCTGGCCCGCTCGTACGCGGGTCGCCGTCTTTCTGGTACTTGGCCTGCCCCATTGCCTTGAGCCGCTTCGCCATCGCCAGCGCATAGCAGCCGCCCGTGTCGTCACCGTCGAAGCGCGGCAGGCCGCAGCCCGGCGACACCTTGTCACAGCCTGTCGTTGGGTTCCAGGTCTCTTCCGTCCAGGAAATTCCCGTGGCCATCAGCTGCCTACCTCCTCATCGCTGCGCGTTCTCCTCATCAGCTGGCCTGCTCGCGCTGCTGCCGGGCCAGGAGTTCCTCTAGCGGAGGGACGGCCTTGCTGGCCTGCCGGGGCGGGGCGTGCAGGTCACCGGTCCGCTGGTGCAGGGCGGCGACCGCGTCGGCGACACGCCGTCTGACCTTGCTGCTGCGGCGGCCGGTCAGGTGGAACACGCTGGTGGCGTAGTCGAGCTCGCGGGCGACCCAGCAGGGCCCGAACCCTCGGTCACGGAGGTCCTGCAGCAGGGCGACTGTCGGCTGGGCGTCGATGCATTCCATGTCGACGGTGACGGCGCGGCCCCGGGACCCGGTCCGGGCCGGCATGGCCCGGATCGTGTCCATGGTGACCGCGCGGATGGCCTTGTCGTGCTGCCGGGCCACCAGGCCGGTGCGGCCTTCGGCGAGGTCCCGGATGACGCCGAGCGTGACCCCGGAACAGGCGGCGATCCGGCCGCGTGTCACGCCGGCGGCTTCGAGCCGGGCGATCGTGATCTTCGCGTCCAGGGCGCTGACCGGTCCGCCGAGCCGGTCCATCCGGTCCGCTTTCCGCCGCTGGCCGCGTTCCTTGTCGGCGGCCCGGCGGCCCCGTATGCAGGTCTCGCACTTGCAGCCGTAGCATCTGCTGTTGCTCGCGGGGGACCCGTACGCGGAGGGGCTGCCGTGTTCCACGCCGTCCGGGAGGACGGCAGGCTCACCGAAGTTCTCGTTCGAGCACCCGGGATCCCACACCCAGCCTGGCAGTGCCTCCAGCCACGCAGTGAACCTGGGGTCCAGGTCACCGGTCCGGTGCTTGTACCGCTGCAGGTGGACCCAGTGCCCGGCCTGCACGGTGGCGTCGGGCAGCTCCACAGCAAGGTCATAGGGGATGGCGGCGGCTGTGCCGGCGTCCCGGACGTACTGGCGCAGCCCGGAGTACGCCAGCCGCCACTGGGTCTCGACGTGCTCCCAGCTGAAGTCCACCGGGCGTCCGCGGCCGGTCCCGGGCCCCCGGCGGCGGGGGACGGCTGCGGCGATCTCCTCGGGCAGGGCCGGGTGGAGCCGGCCGGTGAGTTTGCGGCGGCGGACCGCCCACACCCACCGGCCCAGTTCCAGGCCGTCCTCGGTGTGGGTTTCGGGGACGTTGCCGTGCTTCTCGAACTCGGCGTACAGGCGCAGCGCCTGGATCATCGCGACGTCACCGCCGGGGAGGCCGCCGTCCCAGTCCCAGCCGGGCAGTTCCTCCAGGAGGCGGGCTTTCCGCTCGTCGAGCATCCCGTCACGGTGCAGCTGCCGCTGCGTCGCGGCCCAGTACCCCATCGGCCGGTTCAGGGTGTCCTTCACCCCGTTCACCCCGGCGATCCGGCCTCTGCCAGCCGGGCCGTACACGGACGGGGCATCCGGGTCCTGGTGCAGGCCGCCGGGCAGGGACCAGGCCAGGCCGCGCAGCCTCTCCCAGTTCGCCACCCAGACGCCGTGCTCACGTTCCCAGCACCAGCCGGGGACTTTCTCCAGCCGCTGCGCCTTCCACGCGGCCAGGAGCCCGTCACGGTGCGCGGCCCGCTGCTTCTGGCACCACAAACCCAGGTCACGCCCGGCGTGCACGACCCGCCAGCTAGCCGGGGCGGCGCCGTGGATCTCCGCGTACTCGACGAGGGCCTGATAGAACCGTTCCCACCCGGACGCGGTGTTCTCGACCAGCCGGGTCCGGATCGCCGACTCATCCATTCCGGGCGGCAGGTCGAACAGGACCCGGCTCTTGAGGCCGCCTCCCCGGCCCCCGCCGGCGCGGCTGCGGATCCCGGCGTCGATCTCCTCCGCGAGGCGCTCGTCATGGGCACGGAGGGCCCGCAGCACCGCCCACACGACCTTGAACTGGCTGGTGATCAGCTCCGTGTCGTCGTCGCCTTCGTCGGGCAGGGCGACGGGGACGATGATGGTGGCCATGGTCTTGCCCGGTGCGGGGCGCAGGGCCCGGCCGACCGCCTGGATCACGGCGGTGACCGAGTTCCGCGGGTCAGCGAACACGATCCCGTCGACGGCGGGCACGTCGATGCCTTCCTGCAGGCACCGGGCCGAGGAGATGACCCTGCACCCGTCATCACCGGCGGGGTCCTCGCCCGGGATGCTGGCGCCGCCGAGCCATGCCAGGTCACGGGCCCGCGCAGCGGCGAATCCGGGGCCGTCGGTGCCGGACTTCCCCCGCACCGCACGGGCAGCGACGACACGGCCGTCACGCAGCTTCCCGCCGTTCACCGCCGCGGCGAACGCGGCAGAGTCCGCGTTGAAGTTGTGGAAGGACAGCACCGACCGCAGCCCGTGGTCGGCGACGGTGCGCGCCACCGCGTACGGGAGCACCCCCGCCGCCCGGCTGCTGGCTGGCAGGTCCCCGGGACGGCGGGCGATGCACACCACCTGGTAGTCCACGAGCCGCCCGGCCCTGATAGCGGCACCGAAGCTGAAGGTGTGGGCGACCGGGCCGAAGACATGCCGGTCATCCATCGACAGGGTGTCATCGAGCGCGCCGACCCCGGTGATCACTTCCGGGGTCGCGGTCATGAACAGCCGTTTCCGGGCCGGCATCGCCCGGCGGTCCAGGACCAGCCGGAACACCGGCCGGGGACGCCCCGCCAGGTGATGCGCCTCGTCGGCGATCAGGAGGTCGAACACGGCCCCGGAGATCGTGCACGCCGCCGCGGCGACCGCAGCGGAATGATACGTGCAGAACACGACATGCGGCCGGCCCGGTGCAGCGCGACGCAGCTGGGCGGCGGCCCGGGCCGGGTCCGTCGTGACCGAAGCGGACACCTGCCGCCAGAAGCCGCCCTCCACGTCACCGCCGGCCTCGTCGGCCCGCTCCGCGGCACCCTCGGCGGTGCCCGGGTCGGAGCAGATCACCTGCGCGGTGAACTGCCAGCCCCCGGCGCGGCGCCACTCCCCGAGAGTCTGGGCGACCAGCGCCAGGCTCGGCACGAACACGATGATCAGGCGGGCACCGGACGCCTGGGCGTGCCACCGGGCGGTGAGGGTCTTCCCGCTCCCGCACGCGGCGATCAGCTGCGCACGGTCATGCACCGCCAGGATGGTGGCGAGGGCGGCCAGCTGCTCGATCTGCTGCTCCCGGGGCCGCAGCACGGTGCTGGTGCTCACCGCGGCCCCCCTGACACTGCCACGCCGGCAGGGAGATGCCCGGCAGCCGCGGGGGGTGCCCCGGCAGCCGCAGCGCCGTCCAGACGCCGCCACAGCACGGCATCGACGCCCGGCACCTCATCCGGGCCGTCCCCGCCTGGTGTCCCCCAGTGAACCTGGAGGACCCCGCCGCCGAACGATACCGAGGTCGGTACCGGGACGCCGCCAGGGCCGAGGACACTGACCGGCATCCCGAGGTCATGCAGGTGATGCCGCGGGCGGGGGTACCGTGCCGAGTCGAAGCCTTCAGCGTAACGGCGCCCCGGGTCACTAGCCCGGTCCAGGACCGCGAGCCTGCTCCCCCCCAGCATCCACCCGGCCGGGACCTGGCACCCTGACGGGACATCGATACCCGTCCACTTGCCGGGGAACGGACCGGACTCCCCGGCGAACAGCACCTCCGACCGGCCCGCACCCGCCCCTGCGGCCAGCGCCCGGATCCTCGACCGGTAATCGCCGAGCGCCCGCAGGACACCGGCCCATGCCCTGATGATGTCCGGGTCATCGGTCTGGTAGGTGATCATGCGTCATCCCTGGTCTCGGCGGGCACGACGGCCCGGCTGGAAAGGTCGAGGCGGGCAGGCTGACGCCGGGGGCCTGGGGTGCCGGCTAGAACCGGATCGCCGGCACTGCCGGGCTGGAGGCTGCCATCGTCCCCGCCGGATGCGAGCAGGCCGAGCTCGCATTGCTCGGCCTGCGGTTCTGCCTGGGCGGCGAGGTTCCTGACAGCCTGCCGGTAGTAGCTGGGTTTCAGTTCGGCGCCGATGCCCCGCCGGCCGAGCTCCACCGCGGCATACACTTCCGAGCCGACTCCCAGGAACGGGGTGAGCACCGTCTCCCCCGGGTTGGTGCGCATGTCGATGACACGGCGGATGACATCGAGCTGGAGCGGGTGGACGTGCCGCTCGTCATCCTCGCCACGGGATCCGCGGTACGGGAGCACACCCTGCTCGTCGTCCGGCAGGCCGAGGTTCCCGCGCACGTCGTCCCATACCGATGAGGCGTACTGGCGCCAGATCCAGTGCGAGTACCTGTTCTCGGTCTGCGGGCCAGCCCAGCCCCGGTACCGGAGCAGCTCAGCCGGCGGCCGCTGCAGTCCGTGGTAGCGCATGAACCCCGCTGGGTGGGTGACCGGGACAGGATTGACGCCGGCGCGGCGGAACACCAGCAGGTAGTCGGCTGACGCGACCGACGCCATCGCGGCGTCGTCGACGATCGTGCGGTGCGCGAGATCCTTCTTCAGGGTCCGGTTGAAAACCTTGAGGGGCGCTTTCCAGATGCAGTGCCGTGCGACGTACCCGAACCCGTACTGTTCGTGCAGCCTGATGATGTCCCCGGGGAAATCGGTGTACGCGTCCCCGCCCGAGTTCCCGGTCGGCACCTCCGCGCAGTGCACCGCCGTGCACCTGCCCGGCATCGTCAGCCGGGCGATCTCGGCGACGAAGAACGCGTACTGCGCGAAGAACTCCTCATACCCGCCGGCGTTGGACAGGTCCCGCTCACTCGATGAGTAGTGGTACAGGCCGCAGAACGGGGGGGAGTAGACGGACAGGTGCACTGACCTGTCGGGCAGCCCCGGCATCACCTCCATCGCGTCGCCGCAGTAGATCGCGTACGAGGGGGTGATGAGCTGGTCTAGGACACGGCCCATGACGGTACCTCCATGTCCAGGTCGTAGGTGTCTGCGCGGCGGACGGCCAGGGCGCTGCGCATGCAGGCGGTGAGCGAGGAGAACATGAGGTCCGCCTGCTGCGCCTTGCGTTCCAGGCCGGCGAGGATGTTGATCCCGCCCGGCGTGGTGATGATGTCGACGGTGACCGGATGCTGCTGGCCGAACCGCCAGCAGCGGCGGACCGCCTGGTAATGCTCCTCATAACTCCAGGTAGGGAAACGGGTCATCCGGTGGCAGTGCTGGAAATTCAGGCCCCGCGCCCCGATACGCGGCTTGGTGACCAGCACCCGGAACTCCCCGCGGGTGAACCCGGCAAGCTTGGCTTCCTTCGCATCCGGTTCCTCCGGCCCCGACACCTGGACCGCCCCGTCAATGAGGTGCTCGAGCAGGTCTCCCTCAGCGTTCAGGTTGCACCAGGCGATCGCCGAGTCGGCGTCCTCGAGCAGCCCGGCAGCTGTCTCGCACCGCTCGGTGATGGTCCTCTTCGCTTCGGCGCGTTCCTCCCGCAGCCCGGCCGCTGCCACGTCGAACAGCGTCCCGTCGTCAGGCCGGGTCCTCGGATCGGTGACGTGCTGCCGGTACTCCAGCGGGGGCAGCACGAACCCGCCGTCGTCGAACCCGAGGTCGGACGGGCGACGCAGAGACCGGGCGAACGACGCCACCCACCGCCAGAACGCGTCCTCGGCGTGCCCCTTGAACCTCCACCCGCCCGGGTCCCGCCACTTCCCCCTGTACCCCTTGGATGTGCCGTGCTTGTTGGTGAAGAACCTGGACAGCATGTCCATGTAGCCGAGGTAGCCCAGGGCCTCGCTGGAGGTGCCGAGCTCGGTGTAGTCGTTCGGCGCCGCAGTCGCGGTGCCCAGCAGCCGGTACGGCATCCGGCGCAGGAAATCCGTCACCAGGCCCTTGCGGGTCCCGTCGAAGTCCTTGATGCAGCTCGACTCGTCGCACACCACGCCGGCGAAATCGTCGCGGCTGAACAGGTGCAGCCGCTCGTAGTTCGCGATCGTCACCTCGGCCTTGACTGAGCCGTCGCGGGAGACAGCGGCGTCGATGCCGAACTTGGCGGCCTCATCCCGGATCTGGAACGTGACACCGAGCGGAGCCAGGAGCAGCACGGGCCGGCCAGTGTGCAGGTGGACGTTCCGTGCCCAGGTGAGCGCCTGGATCGACTTGCCCAGCCCGCAGTCCTCAAACAGCGCCCCGCGGCCCTGCCGGACAGCCCAGGCCGTCATCGCCTGCTGGAACGGGAACAGGAAATCAGGCAGCCAGACAGGCTCGAACCCGGTGGCGGTGTCCAGCTGCGCCCTGGCTTCGAGCAGGGCCGTATACGGCTCCGGCACGCCGTTCACGGATGCACCTCCCGTGTATCGAAGGGGCACCAGCCGGTGAGTGCCCTGTCGGTCGGGGCGGTGGCGAGCAGGACACGGGCGACCATGGCTGCCTGGTCCTGGTCTGCCTGACGGGCCTCGGCGTCAGCGGTTTCACGGTCCCGGGCCGGGCGGATGCCCAGGCAGGTGGACAGCGGCCTCATGCTGCGCCTCCGGGACTGCCGCCGGGCGGCATCCGCCGGATCATGCCCGGACGGGGGCGGGCGGACCGTGCGTGGCGCGCCCTCGGGTTGCTGCGTGCTGCCCGGCCTGCCTTGTGGCCGGCGCTGATGGCCTGTGCCCAGGTGCCCCGCTGTGCCTGGTGTGCGGCAGCTGCCTCGCTGGCGTCCGCTGCGGCGGCGTGGCCGCTGGCCGGGGTGACCCAGTAGGTGACGTCGTGCGGGCAGCGGTACGCCTGCGGAGTGCCTGACCCGGCGGCGGGGGGACCGGCTGAGACGGTGACCTCCGTACCTGCCTCGCGGCAGGCGGCGGCGATGCGTGCGGGACAGCTGTCCGCGCAGTCCGTGCTAGGCACCGGCCGCCTCGGTCTCCTTCACCAGGTAGTACCTGGACAGCGGGATCCGCTCCCAGATCCCGTGGTCGACGCTGCCTCCGGGGTCCCGCCGTTCCCCTCCGGTGGCTTCGGGGTCACCCCTGCCCCACCGGACGTACAGGGCGGTGCCGCCTTCCAGGAGTTCGGCGCCGGGGTGGGCCAGGCCAGCGCCGGTGTACACCATCGACGGCATGCCTTTCAGCGAGTTCTTAGGGCTGCCAGGGTGGATGACCTCGGCGAGTGCGGCGGCGATCGCCTGGCCTGCTTTCACGCGGCGGTCGGGTATCTCGCAGTCCTGGCCGCGCCGCCAGCCGTCCGGCGGGTGCTCGCCGGGCGGGACCCGGATCCCGGCGAACTCGCAGGGACGCCACCCGTCCGTCCTGGTCATGACGGCGTACTCGCCGGCGCCGTGCGCGGCCAGCACATCCCGGATCCGGTCAATGTAGGTGTCGACCGCGGTACAGGCGTCCCGCCAGATACGGATGGTGTCCGGGTCGGCAGTCCGGTACACGGTGAGGTCGTTCACGCTGCCTCCAGTTCAGGCATGTCATCGAGGTAGGAGCCGTCCACGGACCGGTACACGTCACGGCCGTCGTGCAGTCTCATCGGGATAGTGCGGGGGTCCTTGCGGTGGGTGATGAAGAACCCGTCGGCCGCCATGCCCGGGTCACGGTCCTCACATTTCGCGTGGCAGCCTTCATGCCAGACCGCTGAACCGCACAGCAGGGCAGCGTTCGCGCAGCTGTCCATCACGGCGAGGGAGGTCCCCCCGGCGCCGCGGGCGACAATGTGCTGGATTTCCCCGAGCTTCTCCCTGAGCATGCTCCCGCACGCCTCGCAGACAGCCTCGAAGATGTCGCCGCCGCCGGCGCGGCGCCGGACAGCGAGTTTCACGCCGTCGCTGAACCCGGTGTGCTGCGCTGCCTTGTGAAGATGCCATGCCGGGCAGATCCGGCACTTGAACGGGTGATCACCGTCCGCGCCCTTCCATACCGCGCCATCAGCACTGGCCTGGCTCCGGAACGCGCGGCCGAATCTGCAGCTGGCGTTCACGATGCCTCCCCGAGGGCTATCACGTGACCGTGGGTGCACCTGACAGCCAGGTTCCCCCCGGCATCGGTGTCCATCGTGAACGGCACGCACTCCTGGCCCATGCCGGTGGCGGTGTCCGCGAAGGCAGCCACCATGGCGTCCGCGTCCTGGGCTGTCATGCTGCCGCCCCTGCTGGGGCGTCGGGCCACGGCTCGTCATCCTCAGGCCGGGCCGCACGGGCCGCCGGGACCGGGGCTGACGGCGGCAAGGTCGCGGGCGCGGCGGGGAGCTCACGCCACCGGTCCTGCAGCCACGGGTGCAGCTCGGTCAGCAGCTCCTCGCCGTCCTCGATGACCTTGACCGTCACTTCCCCGGCCTTCGCCGCGGCAGCCTGCTTGCCGAGCCCGGCCACCTGCTCCTGGGTGGTCGCCTGCATGGCCTCGTCAGCGATCCGCTGGGCGATCCCCTGCACGCCGGGACCCTGGCCCGGCGTACCGGCCTCGCCGGGGCCGGTGACCGGGATGCCGGGTGCCGGGCGCCCCGGGGGCCGGCCGCTGGTGATGGCGATCCGCTCGGGGCCGCCCTGGATCTGGGCCAGCAGCCCCAGAGGACCGGCTGGGAGGCTGCCCGACGCGAACTCCCGCAGCGATGAACGGGGGTGCAGGGCCGGGACCGGGTACGGGGACCCGTCACCGACCCGGTACCGGCGCTCGATGATGAGGGTCGCCGGCAGGAACACGTTGCTGTCCCGCGCGATCGCCATGACGTCCCCGTTGTCGGCGGATTCCACCGCGGCACTCGCCGACCCGGTGGCCAGGCGCCACACCCCCGTCAGGCCGGGGAGGGCGTCCAGGGTGACGTGCATCAGCGTCTGCGGGCTGCACGCCCGCGGGGGCCGCATCGCGGCGAGGCGGAGCCGCTCATCCCGGTCCCGGGGGCACATGCACGGCCGGCCCGACTCAGACTCGGTTTCCCCGTCGCATTTCCGTTTCCGGCAGTTATTGACCCACAGTTCCATGTTCGCGTCGACGGCGGCGCCGCGGGGCGGCACCCACACGTCCAGGGATGACCGGTCCGTGGTGACCTCGAACTTGCCCTTCTGCCGTTCCCACGGGGTGACGGTCCCGCCGTACTCGGCTGCGGCGACGTCGGCGGCGTACTCGTTGAACGTTGTCAGCCGGTAGGTCCACAGCCTGACCGGCTGCCGGCCCTTTGTCCCGGGCACCGCGATGGAGGTGCCGATGCGGATCTCGCCGAGGTGGGCGGAGCGGCGCTGCAGGTCCGCGAATCCGGTGATAGGCATGCTCAGGCGGCCTTCTGCACAGTGACGGCGCTGTCCTCGGCCAGGGCGAGGCCGTGGTCGCGGAGCATCACGCGGATCGTCTCGATCAGCTTCGGCCCGACACCTCTCACCGCGAGCAGCTCGCCCGCCGTGAACCTGGCGATGTCTTCGAGTTCGGCGCCGCCGCCGAGTGCTTCCCGCAGCGGCGCCAGCGCCCGGCCGTACCCTTCGGCGGCGAGGTCGCACAGCCGGGGTCCCGGCAATGTGCCGTCGGCACGGAGCGGCCGGATGGAGACTCCGGGCTTGTTCCTGACCGCCTGCCGGTCCCGGTAGATACGGGCGGCGCCCTGGAACCGGTCCCACGCCGCCTCCTCTTCCCCGGCGGAGACCAGCATCAGCAGCCAGCCGTCCGGGTACTCCGGGCGCAGGTGCAGCACCACCGCGGCGTCCGTGGGCAGCATCGGGTACAGGTCATCGAACTGCCGGTCCGGCCTGCATTCGCGCATCCGCCGGTATGCGGCGAGCTGCTCTTTCCACGTGCCGTCCGGGTTCCTGCCGGTCTTGGTGTCCTCGCAGAGAGTCAGGATGCTGCCGGGGCAGGCGATGACCTCGTCGGCGCCGTGCAGGCCCGTCCCGATGCTGATCGCGTACCCGTCCAGCTCCATGATCCCGTCGAGGGTCCCCGCGATCCCCAGGGGCTGGTTGTACACCGTCATCTCGGTCGCCAGGAACCGGGGGCTGCAGGCGGAGACGAAGTTGACGAAACCCGTGACCATGAAGTCGATCACCTCGGCCACCGGCTCCCCGTCGTACAGGGCGCGGGCGAGATGGGGGGGAAATTCCGGCAGGGCGATGCTGGCCCCGGACCGGCCGGGGAGCCACGCCCACCGCAGCAGGGCCTCCTTGACGTCGTGGACGTATGTGCCCGCGTCGGCCTTGATGTGGCGCTCCTGCTCGGCGGCGTCCTTCCCGAGCAGGATCGCGGCGTCACGGCCGTGGCGGCGCTTCACCCGGCGGACGCGGCTGATGTGGTCGACGCACCAGGCTGTCGATGACCTGCTGTACCAGCCTGGTATCCACGGCTTGAAGTCCGTGCAGGAGATGACCATGGTCACGGAATCCAGGCGCTCTCTGGTCGGCGGGTAGGGGTAATACCGCTCGCTGGTCTCGTCGTCGGCCACGCGGACAGGCGACGGCTCCTCGGCTACCGGGGCTGGCTGAGTCATGTGGCAAGTTCCTTGAGATCTCGGGTTACGGGTGGCTGTTAAGAAGCGGACGGGCACCTGTACGGGTGCGGGTGGTACGGGTCCGGGTGGTACCGGGGGTCTGGGGGGTCCGTTCCGGCGGGGCAGTGGTTCCCGCCGGGGCAGTGGCTCCTGCTGGTGCTCGGGGCACATCCGGAGGCGCCAGCCGCCGTAACCCCAGCGG